ATGCTTACGAATGGTACACCTCGGGCCCCCGCCAACGTCTACAGCCTGGTGGCTCAATCGTAATCGTCATGACTCGTTGGTCCACAAAAGACCTAACAGGTAAGCTGATGAACAATCAAACAAACGAAAATGCTGATCAATGGGAGGTGGTTGAGTTTCCTGCTATCTTAAATGACGAACCACTGTGGCCTGAGTTTTGGAAACTATCAGAATTAGAAGGTGTCAAAGCATCGTTATCAGAACAAAAATGGCAAGCACAATGGCAACAAAAGCCAACGTCAGAAGAAGGATCTATCATCAAGCGTGAGTGGTGGCAGATGTGGGGTAATGAAAAAATACCTGACCTGATGCACGTCATACAAAGTTATGATACAGCTTTTAGTAAACGAGAAACGGCTGACTATTCTGCGATAACAACGTGGGGTGTCTTTCGGCCCGTGGAGCACGGCCCACCGCACATCATCTTACTTGACATGCGTAAAGGTCGTTGGGACTTTCCTGAACTAAAACAAATCGCTTTTGATGAATATAAATACTGGGAACCTGAAACAATCTTGATTGAGGCAAAAGCATCTGGTATGCCTTTAACACACGAACTACGACAATTAGGTATTCCTGTAGTAACTTATACACCTAGTAAGGGTAATGATAAGCACGTTCGTGTAAACTCGGTAGCTCCTATCTTCGAAGCTGGCCAGGTATGGGCTACCGATGATAGGTGGGCAGAAGAAGTTATTGAAGAATGCGCTGCTTTCCCTTATGGTGATCATGACGATTTAGTCGATTCAACAACACAGGCGTTGTTGCGATTTAGGCAAGGTAATTTCATTAGCCTAGAGTCTGATTACAGGGATGAACCCAAATACATAGAAAAACGAGAATATTACGGATGAACAAAAAAGTTAAATTTAGTCAACCATCAGGACCTTTTTTTGAACCTTACACTGGTAAAATTAGCAGTAAATTAGATCCACAATATGATAATCAAGAAATAGATATCTTTGAAGGTGGACCAGCAGGTCAAGTTTTAGTTGATATAGATCCGTTTTATGGTGGTATTCAGTTACAAGAGGATGAAAAGCCTGGCGATCAAGCTATGCGTGACTTAGCTAGATTTGCAAAATCAGCAACAGATGTATTAACTCCAAGCGAGGAGACACAAGCTGAAATAGCTGAATTTGACAAAAAAGAACAAGACGCATTTAATATGCTTTTAAAAGCAACTGGCTATGATCCTGAATCTTTTGAAGCAAGTCAGCTCAAAGGTAGGCTAAACACAGATCGTGAACTAAGAAAATTATTAAACTTGCCGACAGGTTTTTTCGATAGAGGACTAAAAGAATTTAAACTTGATTTTGCTAGAGCTGGACAATTTTTATTTGGTGAAGCCAACAAAGGTTTAACAACAATGACAGAAGAGGGGACAAAGTTTCAAGATTTACCTTTTGATCAAAAACTTGGCATCGCTATATTACCAATAGATTTATTAGATGCGATAGGTATTACTTACGGAGGTGCACAGGTTTTAAAAACACTAATTAAAGGCGGCGTTAAAGAATTTGGAAAAACGTCAGGCAAAACTGTAACCGATTTACTCAGCGATGAACAATTTTTATCTAAAATAGAAACAGACAATCCAGGTTTTATTAAACAACTTGAAGAACTAGGCATACCACCTGAAGCAAAGTTTGCGTCAGGAGAAAAACCAGTAACTCCTAAAGGTATAGCACCAATGACGCCAGAACAGCAAAGAGCTAATCTTGAACAACGAGTAAGAGAAATAGAACAAGCTCAAAGAGATCAACAGATAAAAATAGATCCTGATACAGGCAGACCAATAGTAGAGGGTATTAAAAAAGTAGACACTTTTGAAGATATCATGAAACAAAGAGCAAAATACCTTGAGGATAAAAAACCAATTGATGCTGTAATTCTTCAAACATCCAAAACACAAACAAAAATAGATCCTTTAGCTCCAGGCAGGGGTAAACTTGGACAAATGAAATATGGAAACAAAGACTTGGTTAAATATCAAGTTGACGAATATGATGAAGCTTTGAGAGTTTTAGAATCTATACCAGAACTTAACATTGGTCGTAATGCATCTAGGGCTGAGTTCAAACGAGCAGGTCAGGTATACGCACAAATAGTAAATGGAAACGATGACATTTTAAAAGTAGCACTAAGAAATTATTTACCAACGGGCGGTCAAAGAGGTGTGAGAGGTGGAGATAGAACGGCAGCAAGAATACAAAACAATGCAAAAGCTGATATAAATGATTTTGCTGCTTGGACTGATTATAAACAAAAACATCCTTTGAGAATGGGGCCTTCTTTAATCAAAGCAAGGCGTTTAAGAAATGCAATAACTAGAATAGAAGATTACAAAAAAAATAATCCTAATTCTATTGGTCTTGAAATAGATTTTAAAAAAATGGAAGAAATACTTTCAGGAGATGAATATTATGCAAATGTATTTAAAGATATTGATGATGCAGTTTTAAAAGCTACTAAGGAAGACACCGCAAAATTTAAGGATTTAACTTTAGCTGAAAAGAGAGCTTTAATAATAGAAAATAATTACCAAGACGAGTTTATGTCGTTGCAGCAATATCTAAAAGATTCTGGTTTAGAACTAGGCAGACCTTTTAGACTTAGAAAAAAATTAAAACCAGAGGGTAGTAAAAAAGCATTAAATCTTACTGACTCACAATTAAAAGATTACAACGCGAAGAGAGATGAAATAAACGCAGCTGTGAAAGAACAGCAAGACATTCCAATAAGAGGCGAAGTAGTAAAAGATTGGCTCAGAGGAACCACACAAAGAATGAGAGCAAATTATACCGACGAAGCGGCTATACTAAAATTAGTAAAAGATATCGACTCAGATAAATTAGCTGAACTTTTATTAAAAAGAGAAAAAGCAAACATGCAAGCAAAAAACTTTATGGACGAATATGAAGATATTGCAAAAGTGTTTGGAGGTGAGTTTGATCCTAAACAACTTGAGTTTCAATTAGGACATATAAAAGCGTTAGAGGATAGCATTTATGCATCTCTTGATATGGAAAATTTATTTTTACAAAGTGCGGAGGCTAATAGATTAGATAACGAAGTAAGAGGTTATATTAAAGGTAAGATAAACAAAATTAATGAACAAATGCAAATGGGCATCACCGAAGATAGTGCAAATGCAATAACAGAATTACTAGACGATTTAAAAAGCATTAATGAGATTGCAGCTAATGAAGGAGTTCTTACAAATGTAAAAGGTATGACTTTTGGCGATACTAAGCTAAAAGAGTCTGAATCAATTTTTTCTGGAGATGAGGATCTTTTTATGAATAAAGGAGGTTTAGTGCCTAACATAGACAATGTATTTGAAGAAGAAGAAGGAACTATATTTCCAAAAATAAGTATTGAGTTTGGTGAAGCTGCACAAGGCAGAGCGATGGCTCAACCTAAATTAGAAAAAAGATTTGATGAACCCCTTAAACGTGTAAGCGCTAAACCTCTAGCTGCACCACAAGAAAAAGTATTTGATACACCACCAATAGAAAATATTTTTACTGGTGAAGTGGAACAAGCAAATCTAAAATTACCTTTCTTTAAATTATTTACTAAACCGCCTGTTAACGAAACAGCGCCTATACCTACACCAAAAGAGGCATTAGATAATCCTACAAAAAAACAATTACAAAGTTTAGAGCAAGAAAAACTAAATAAAGAACAAGACTTCTTTGATCCAACGCCTGAGGATAATGCAAAAGTAGATTTAGGTAGCTCAACAGATGTAGCTACAACACCAAAAACTAATCAACCACTAACGGGCGTATTTTATTCTGACGCGGAGAAAGTATTACAAAGACCAGACACGCCTATAATATTTCCTAATAAACAAGCTCTCATTGATTTCTTTGCAAAAAATAGAATTAAAAAAACAGAGCTTGAAGACTACGGTATCAACAATCTGTTAAAAGCTTTTGATGATGTAACACCTATTCCAAAAGATGCTGTTATAAGACAAATTAGGTCTGCACCAGTTAGAGGAATGCACGTGCACGGAACTGGTAAAGGTTCTGAGATTATTAATCCGTCTGGTGAAAAAGTAAACGTGGCATATGAAGGTTACAGAGAAGATGGATTTATACCAGGAACTACGTCAGAGCGTGTTTTGTATATACCAATGGATAAATTACCAGGAGACACAGCAGGTCAACCAGTGTCAATTTTTGCGGGTGAGACTATACAAAATCATGGTTTTGGTTTACCAGGTGGTAGTGATAATAATTATGTAGTTGGATGGACAAGACTGTCTGAAAGAAGAGCATTACTACCAACTAAGTTAGATGCACCACAAGGTAAATCAAAAATACCTGGTCTTACTCGTGAAAGAGAAAGAGCGCAAAGACAGGTCGCAGGATTATACGCTGAGGCAATAAATAAATTAAATAGAGAAGGTGTAAGAAGAGGTTTAAATCAAGCTGATCTTGAAGTCATTAATCAATTGTCACTAGAGGAAATGCTTTCACAATATGGTGACACACTCGCTGAATTAAGCCCAGGTCTATTAGATCAAATAGATGACCTCATTGTAAAGGTTAGAGATTTAGATTCACAGATAACAAAAGCATCATCAGTGGATGCAAGTAATGTTGTTAAGGTTCAGTTTGCTGATGAGATACAATCTGACATTATGCAGGCGGCAGCTGGTAGAAAACAAAAATTATTAGCAACACTTAAAAAATTACAAGAAGAAGGCAGAGAGTCAACTACCTTACCTGAGTTAAATAGAATAGGTAATGAAGCTCTAGCATTCTTTGAAAAGAATAAATCAGTATTTAGACCATTAAAAAAATCAGAAACAGAAGTAGATATTTTTGCAGATTCTTTGGCTAAAGTAGATGCTGAAGTTGATGATATTATAAATAGATTTGTCGAGACAAGAGAAATATCTGACACAGAGATAGCAAGAGTTAAAAGTTTATTAAACGATCAAATAGATGAAATGATCAACGATTTAATCACGGTGGATCAAAATACTTATCAAGGATTATTTCCTGACCTGCCGTTTAAGAAACGTGAAGAGTGGGCAGATGCGTTAATTAAAAAAGATTTATTTGAATTAGCTTATCGTAAGTTTGTTCTTAAAGATCCTGATGTTCCTGATTATTATGCAGTGACTCCTGATAAATTTGTAATAGATAGATACAGTTTTCAAGGCAATACCTCCACATCTGCTGCTGACAGAGCTGCAGACAAAGCAGAGCAGATACAAGCATTTACTGAACGCGGTCAGTTTAAAGGATCAAAATTCAAAGGTATCGGTATGTCTGAGTTTTACGGTGGACCTAATGCTGTAGACGAAAATGGTAAGCACTACACATCAACTATAGAAAAAATTTTAAAAACACAGGCAAAGTCTAACAACTCAGAAATGATAATATTAAATGTGCAAACTAAGTCTGGCGGTTCGGATATTTACAGAATAACAGATCAAAATGGTAACATGGTGGCTACCTTAACTGATGCAAGACAAGCACAAATGATTAGAACTAATAATCCAAATTACAATGTAGAGGCTATAAGAGTGCCTGACATGAAAAATACAACACCATCTTTTGCTATTAAAATTACAGAAGAAATGCTAGAACCTTATAAAACTCACAAAGCCAAGGGTGGACTTGTTGAAATGATTGATATATTTGAGGTAGCTTAATGGTAGTAGAAAAAAGAATTACAGGTGAACCTACTGGTGTAGAGTCAGAATCAATTACAATTGAAACCCCAGATGAGTCTTTAACCGTTGAAAATGTTGAGCTAACAGATGATGGAGGCGCTATCGTTAATCCAATCATGGAAGAGCCAGAAAATGAGTTTGATCAAAACTTAGCAGAATTACTGTCTGACGATGATCTGAACATGATATCATCTGATTTAATTGGCGATTACAAAGAAGATAAGTCGTCAAGAGAAGAATGGCATGATGCTTATTCTAAAGGTTTAAAATTATTAGGTTTTAATTATGAAGATAGATCACAGCCTTTTCAAGGGGCAAGTGGCGTTACACATCCGCTGTTATCAGAGACAGTCACACAATTTCAAGCACAGGCTTATAAAGAATTATTACCAGCAAACGGACCTGTAAGAACTCAAATCATTGGATCATCAGATTCACAAAAAGAAGAACAAGCACAGCGCGTGCAAGAATTTATGAATTATCAAATCATGCACGTCATGGAAGATTTTGATCCTGACTTAGATCAAATGCTTTTTTATCTACCACTCTCAGGGTCATCCTTTAAAAAAATTTATTTTGATTCTACTCTAGATAGAGCTGTATCAAAATTTGTACCAAGTGAGGATGTTGTTGTACCATACACTGCTACGGATTTGGCAAGTGCTGAAAGAATTACACATGTACTTAGAAGAAATGAAAACGAGATAAGAAAATTACAAGTTCAAGGTTTTTACAGTGATGTCGAAATAAAAGAACAAACAGAAGAACCTAACAGTCAAATACAAGAAGCAGTAAACAAACTAGATGGTGTTAGACCAACTGGTAGTAGTTATAGTAATGATAATTATACTTTGTTGGAGATTCACTGTGAACTTGACTTACCAGGATTTGAAGATGACAATGGAATTAAATTACCATACATCGTAACTATTGATGAGGGCTCACAAAAAGTTTTATCTATCTATAGAAATTATGATGAGAAAGACACATTAAAGAAAAAGAAACAATATTTTGTACACTATAAATTCCTACCAGGTCTAGGATTTTACGGCTTTGGTTTAATACACATGCTTGGTGGTTTATCAAGAACTGCAACAGCAGCATTAAGACAATTATTAGATGCAGGGACATTAGCTAATTTACCTGCAGGTTTTAAGGCAAGAGGACTTCGTATTCGTGATGATGATAATCCAATACAACCTGGTGAGTTTAGAGATGTGGATGCACCAAGTGGTGATCTACGTGCAGGTCTTATGCCTTTACCATATAAGGGTGCAGACGCTACGTTATTTCAATTATTAGGATTTGTTGTTCAGGCTGGTCAAAGATTTGCCACAATTGCTGACCAAAAAATAGGTGATAGCGTTGCAGCTAATGCACCTGTAGGCACAACGATGGCTCTTATTGAGCGTGGCTCAAGAGTCATGAGTGCAATACATAAAAGACTACACTACGCACAAAAAACAGAATTTAATTTATTAGCAAAAGTTTTTAAGGAATTTTATTCACCAATGTATCCATATGGTGTCGGACAAAATGCAGTCCCTAGTATTAAGTCTAGTGATTTTGATGAGCGCATAGATATTATACCAGTGTCTGATCCAAACATTTTTTCAATGTCGCAACGTGTTACTTTGGCACAAACACAATTACAAATGGCACAATCTGATCCTAATCAACATAATTTATATGAAGCATATAAAAGAATGTATCAAGCTTTGGGTGTAAAAGACATAGATGCAATATTACCAGTACCAAAACCTGATGCACCTAAAGATCCTGGATTAGAAAACTCTGATGCCTTAATGGGTAAGAAGCTACTTGCATTTAGAGGACAGGCACATCAGCAACATATTGAGGCACATAGAGTATTTATGTCGTCATTATTGGTTAGATCTAACCCACAAGCCAGCACTTTATTACAAGCACACGTTATGGAGCACGTTTCTTTGTTAGCTAGAGAGCAAGTTGAGGCACAAATGAATCAAGTTATAGAACAAGAAGCACAAAAATACGGTGGACAGATACCACCAGAACTACAAATGGAGTTTCAAAAGCAAGTTGAGGTGCAAGTTGCCGATCAAGTAAGTAATTTTATTAGTGAAATGTTTATTGAAGAGCAACAAGCTATGCAACCACAGGGTCAAGACCCACTAATTTCTTTAAAAGAACAAGAATTACAGCTTAGAGCACAAGATATTCAACGAAAAGCACAAAATGACAGTCAAAAATTAGAACTTGACGCTGCAAAACTTGACCAACAAGCAAAAATAGCGCAAGATAAGATAGATTCTAATGAAGATATTGCTCAATTACGTGCAAATGTTAATTTAGATAAACAAAAACAATAAAAATGATAGACGCAGAGCTAAAATTAGCAGAATATTTTGACAAACTCATGCATTTTGCAAAAAATGATAGTAAAACGCCTGAAGA